TTTGTAAAAATAAGTATTCATGCCACTTCAAATTTTTATCTAAAATACCCTTTGCCAAGTTGTAAAATGCAAGGGCTAATTTGCATTTACCAATATCTCTATAATAATTTATTATTTCATACAAATTCTCAATTCTATCTGGAAAAAAATTATAAGCCTCTAGCCAAGAAAAAATAGCCTCGCTCATTTTTCCCATACGCTTGTATGTGTGACCAATTCTAAAATGACTATACCAAACCTCCTGTTCCCATCCACCCAATTTAATTCGTTTTTTATAGTAGTCTATGGCCTCGTCATGCTTCCAAGAGTCAAAGTAAGTATTTGCCAAATAAAAATGATATCGTTCACTATTGGGTTCATCTTCTATTCCTTTAATTAATAAGGCAACATCTCTCTCAAATTTGTCACTTTTTGCACCACCATCTCCAATGTCGTGTATAAACAAAACATCTTTTTCAATATTTATATTTTTATTGTTTGGAGGAGTATTGATATATTCATGTGTAACGCCATGATAACCATACTTGCCATTATTTTTAACTATTCTCATATTGTGATACAAAAAATCATCAGTTCCTTGCAAAATTGAAAACGAGTCTGCTCCAGATAACATGGATTTATCAAATTTGTTTACTTTTAACACCATATCAGCATCTAAAAAAATAACATAATCTGACAATCCTTGACAATGTTCTAAAGAGACATTTCTGTTATGAGCAAAGTTTTTAAACGGCTCAAATACAATTTTTCCAGTTATATTCTTTTCTTCAAAATATTTTGTAATTAATTCAACCGTGTTATCTGTTGACCCAGTGTCACAAATACAATAACTATCAATAATTCCAGAAACAGAATCTAGCAATCTAGTAATAATCTTACTTTCATTTTTCACAATCATATTCAGACACAAAGTTGGTAGTGCCTTTTTTTCGGTCAAAATTATTTCCATCTAATAATAATACTTGAATAATGATTTTAAGTATTATTTTTGCATAAAGTTTTAAGACATAATATTATTATTAGATGATATATTTAATCGTCATTTTCAAATAAAAATATCATCTAATAATAATATTATGTCTTTCACTAGATTTCACGACGACCCTTGTAGAGTAGCAAAACAATTACAACAGTCAACAGATGTTGGTCGGTGGATTTTGAATGTTCCTGGAAATGGTGACAAGCCAGCATACATGGCCGACCCTCAAATAAGAATTCAAAGTTGGGGAGGTAATTTAATGACAAACTGTGTTGATTTAGAAAGTGAATTGCGTGGTGTTAATAGACGCGCAAGTAAAGACTGTTTAGGAAAAGATGAATACACCAAATTTAACGTCCCCACCCAAAAAATATCCTATCCTAGTAACTCAGCTCTATATACTGAAGAATCCAGAACAATTATGCCTGCATGGACCGCTCGCGATTTGGAACAAGTTAATTGGTATATATTACCTTTAAACCCTCAAGAAAATACTTGCATGCCTTTTCAAAACAATTTAAGCAGTCGCATTTTAGAAAAAGATAATTTTGTCGCACAAATTCCTTGCTTTTCTGATGGTCCAGAATATCGTATTCCTGGTTCATTACCAGTAAACCAAGGCAAGCGTTCTTTGTCAGGATCTCAAGGACCAGGAATATGTGTGCACGAAAATTCATGTGAACTTGTTGGTAAATATAATAAATAAATTTTATAAAGTATTAGATTTAAAAAATATAATACTGTATATATAATAATGGAGTTTGCAATTCCGCTTTTAGCATTAGGAGGACTATATGTAGTTTCAAATCAAGAACATGAGGGTCCATCAAGAAAAAGTATAAGAGATAGAAGGAGACAAGAAAAATTTACAAATATGGGCGCTAAGCGCAATTATTTGCCAAATACAGACACTCTTCCTCAAAACTATCCTATTCCAAATGAAAACCAAATAACAGATACTGTTCAAAAATATGTGAACCCAAATGTCGCCACTAGCAAATATTTTGACCAAAATGCTTACGAAAATAGTCAAAATAAAGGCGTTTCCGTTGGAAATAACATTCAGCAAGTTTATTCTTTAACTGGTGATTATCTAGCTAAAACTGATTTTAAACACAATAACATGATACCTTTTTACGGAGCAAAAATAAAGGGGCAAGTTTACAATAACGATATGGCTGAGACAATTTTAGACAACATGATTGGAAGTGGGTCTCAAGTTATTAAGAAAATTGAACAGGCTCCTTTATTCAAACCAGAAGACAATGTTCAATGGGCTTTTGGTGCACCAAATAGCAGTGATTTTTATCAATCAAGAGTAAATCCTGGCATGAAAGTTAGCAACGTTAAACCATTTGAGTCTGAATATGTTGGTCCAGGATTAGATCAAGGTTATACCAACAAAGGCAGTGGTGGTTACAACTCTGGTATGGAAGCTCGTAACGCGTGGCTTCCAAAAACGGTTGATGAATTGCGAGTTGCAACAAACCCCAAAATGGAATACACATTGGAAAATCACGAAGGACCGTCTTATTCTCATGTACAAAATGTAGGAATTATTGGAAAGGTTGAAAAATATCACCCAGACACATTTTTTATTCAAAATCAAGACCGATGGCTTACTACAACTGGCCAAGAAAAGGGTCAAATGCTTAGACCCATTGAAGAAGTACATTCAACAACTCGTGCGACCACAACTCAGTCATATACTGGCGTTGCTGGACCCGCTGACCGCGTTGCAAATTATGTTCCAGGTGCATATGAAGACTCAAAACGCAACGATCTTCCACAATGTGATGTAGGACCATCTCATGCAGTCAACCGAGGTGACTATACAGATAAGGACCACGCTCTAAAAAGTCACACTAATTACTCCAACAATCGCTCAACAATGAGACAACCCGACACAATGCGCAGTAGCTTTAGTCGCGCAATTGGTGCTGTCATTGCACCTATTATGGATGTATTCAATCCAACAAGGAGAGAAGAATATTCCAATAACTATCGTGTGTATGGTGATGCTGGGTCAACTGTTCCGGATGGTTATGTGTTAAATCCTAGAGATGTAACACCAGTAACAATTAAAGAAACAACTTTATATACTCCAAACTCTTTTATTGGAAGACAAATTGAAGGTGGTGGGTATCAAACTAATTCTCAGACTCCTATTACAAATCAGAGAGACTCCACCAATTGCAGTTACACAGGCTCCGCGGGAGGAAACTCTCAGGGATGGGGTGATATGAATTATGAGGCCGCTTATGCCCAAACAAACAATGAATCTAAGGAAAAATCAGTTGTTAGTAGAACAAATCACGGCAACGCCAAAATTTACAGTGAGCAAATGAATGTTTGTATTTCTAAAAATGATTGCGACCGCAACAATACTCGCATGTGGGTGCCAACAAATATGCCTCAAATGCCAATGTCAAAGGAAGAATATGGAAAGATTAGAGCCCCACAATATTACAATCAATGTATTGGATGCGACCGTATTAGTCCAGATATTTTAACGGCGTTTAGAGAGAATCCATATACTCACAGTTTGACAGATTCTGTATAAATTTTACAAGATGAAATGAAATAATTCAAAAGTTAAAATAAAATATTATAGTATATGGGCATAATATTTAATTTATTTGTTTCTGTTATACATTTTATTTTGACCTATGGCATTTTTATTACTGCTTTGGTATCAAATAACATCAAAGTCTTGTTTGTTTTATTAGTAATAATGAATATTATAAAAATTTTGTATTTTTGTATTGGAAGATGCGTTTTAACGTTATACGAGTACAATAATTACTTTTCACCAGTTGCCGAACTTTTTTCAAAAACATTAACAACAAATTTACCCGACAAACAAAGCGAGGAAATTGTAATAAATGTTGGGCTATTAATAATTTTGAATAAATTGTTGTTTTTGTCAATTTACAACTATTACATTAAATAATTGTCTATGTAAAATATAAATGCTCAATTTGCTAATGAAAGACAAGTTGCCATCGGCATTCTACAATCAATTTTTACCCAATTTAAATTTACTGGTATTTTGCATTTTACTGACATATAAGACATATTCTCCTATATTAGTTAGTGTATCTCTATTTATTTTGTATTTTTATTCATATTTTGTACACCGATTACTTCACTCTTTACCAGGTATATTTAACTTTCATACGAATTTACACCACAACAAAGTAGAAAATTCAAATAAAATTCAACAAATTTCAAATTTATTCTTGGAGTTGGTTACAAATATTTCATTTTTTGTTATTTTTTATTATGTTCAAAAAATACTATTTAACAACTACATCCCAGAAATAGTAATATTTTATTATGGCTTCATTTACACAACAATTCACATTATAAATTATTCTATAGTTCACACATCACCCGCGCACATATTGCATCACACAACTAGCGAAGAAGTATACACAAAATGTTGTAATTATGGACCAGATTTAGCCGACCACCTTTTTAATACAAACTATAGTAATGAAATAGAAAATTATAATCACATTATTCCAAATAGTATTTTGTCATTTTTAATCACATATTATATTTATAACCCCAAACTTTTTTAGATAATTAACAAAAATAAAATAAAATAGTATTAACGCAAAAAACTTAAAAATTAGACAACATGTATTATTAAGCATGTTATCCAATGTTAAAAGAGTCTATAATTTACCAGCAAATTTTAAACAAATTATTAACAAACCCATATTTTTTGATGTTTCATTGAGAGATGGCCTTCAAGGAATAAGTCAAGAATGTGTCTCTTTAAACGACAAGATTGATATTTTCCACAATATTTTATTTAACTATAGACCCACAAAAATAGAAATAGGAAGCATTGTAAATCCAAAGATTATGCCTGTTATGGCAGATTCTTTGAAGTTTCACAATTATGCAGCTAATTTTGTTAAAAATGTGGCAAGTTATGATCCAGAATTATATATAGTTGCTCCAAATAAAAAAGGCCTTGACATTGGTCTTGAGAATGGTATTAGAAATTTTTCATTTTTAACTGCGGTCTCAAATAGTTTTCAAAAGAAAAATGTTAATAAAACTATCCAAGAAACGAAAAAAGAATTGGAAGAGATGTTTAAAACTATGAGAACAACACCCGAGGTTGATTTTAAGACAAAACTGTATATTTCTTGCATAAACGAGTGCCCATTAGAAGGAAAAATAGATAATGATACAATTGTTCATGAAATTTTAAATTACCACAAGAATTTTCCATTAATAAACGAATATTGCTTGTCTGATACTTGTGGTTCATTAATCTTTGATGACTATAAGTATATCGTTGATGCTTGTATGTTTTTTGGAATACCACCAACAAAATTATCATTGCATTTACATGTGAATAAAGAAAACATAGAAGATCTAAAAAAAATAATATTTCATTCACTGGATAGTAATATTATTCGGTTTGATGTTTCAATTTTGGAATCTGGTGGATGTTCAGTAACTCTTCCAAGCTCAAAGTTATTACCCAACCTATCGTATGAGATATTTAATAATATTTATTCAAAATATCTTGAACTTCGCGAAAATGCATTATAATATATTTTATCGTAAAATATGATATAAAAATTAACTACAATATTTTAAGTAATGACATTAAATATACATCAATCAATAATAGATAAATTAAAATACTTTCATGGAACCCATAAAACCCCGAATATTATATTTCACGGTCAATCTGGTTCTGGTAAGAGAACTCTTGTTAACGAATTTATTAACATCATTTATAACAACGATAAAGAGAGAATTAAATCGTTTGTTATGTATGTAAATTGCGCCCATGGAAAAGGTATTAAATTTATTCGGGAAGAATTAAAATTTTTTGCCAAGACGCACATAAACTCTAATGGTGGTGATATTTTTAAAAGCATAGTATTATTAAACGCAGATAAATTAACAATAGATGCACAATCGGCGCTTCGTAGATGCATTGAGTTATTTAGTCACACCACTAGATTTTTTATCATTGTTGAAGATAAATACAAGTTGCTGAAACCTATCCTGTCAAGATTTTGCGAAATTTATGTTCCTGAACCCATTTATAACGGATGTGCCATAAATCTTTATAAATTTAATTTAGCAGAAACATTCAAGTTGAAAGATTTCAAAACTCAAAGAATGGAATGGTTAAAAAAAGAATTAAATAAAGTTGCTTCTAACGAAAATGTCAAGTGCGAAGATTTGCTTCATTTATCAACAAAATTATATGAAAAAGGTTATAGTGGATTAGACCTTATGCAGTTATTAGAAAAACCAAATAGTATTAAAATTTCCATGTTAACAGAAGAGAAACAGTATACTCTACTTTTTGCATTTAACAAAGTTCGCAAAGAATTTAGAAACGAAAAAATAATAATAATGTTTATTTTGAATTTCTTGTTTTTGAGTTTAGATTACAATTTAGAAAATATTTCATTTATGTAAAATGGATGATTTTAATGTTTCTAGTTTACACGAATCAAAAAACGAATGGGGTTCAAGATTGCTCACTATCGTTACACCCCACATTATTGATGGGTTAAAATCTATTTTTGATGAAGCTGTAAAATTGTGCAGAGACAACAATGAGATGGACAAGTATTTAATGACTTTTCAGAACTTTATTACAAGAATTCCAAAATGGAATACAAATATTATTGAAACTGAGAAAACTCGCATTATTGAGAAAAGTGGTTGCGGATATTTGGAAGATTTAGTGACTTGTGTTCATATTATTCAACTTAAATTATTATCAGCAATTCGCGTGGGACAAAAACAAAAAAAGATTGATATTACCATTCCAAAGCTTGATGATTTTATTCACAAGATTTATATTAATGTTGCTAGAAAAATATATAAGAATGTTTATTTATTTGAACTCAATGTTCCTCCCCTACAAACACAAAAACATCACAGAGAATTAGAAACTATTGTTCAAGAATGCATTTTAAATACCGTGAGAGATAGCATTCCTGTTGAGGCTATTTTGCAAGCATACATGGATGAAACAATTGAGGAGCATGTTGTTGAAGAAATTAAGGAGCAAGAAATTGAAGACCCTAATAAAGACGCCAAGAACGATAACCCCACTCAAATTATTTCCGAGACCAAAGAATCTGAACTCAACAACGGTAATAAAGAGCCTGATGCTGTCAGACAACTTGAATCTGACCCAGTTTCTGCTATTTTAGAACAAAATAAATTAGAAGCCGATATTGCATTCCCCAGTTTGTCAAATGAAAACGAATCTTTCACTTCTTCCAAGTTATCATTTAGCGATGTTGATTATGCTGCAGATTCGGAAAACAACGTGCAAGTTGTAGATGCTCCTAAGAATTTTGAGAGACTGGAAGAAATTAGTGCAATGAGAAATGCGCAAAGAAAAATGGAGGAAGAAGAAGATAATGATGACAATGTTAGATTGCAGATTTTTGATCAGGATGTCACTCTAGATAGTTTAGATGTTCATAATATTGAATTTCCTGAACTACGACTAGAACCAGATTTGTTGTTGGATGATATTGAAGTTTTAGCTTAATTATGCGTAAAATAAAAAATAAGAATGTAGTCATTTACAGTATAAAAATGAATACATTTGTCGTCGCAGGAATAATATCATTTGTTTATTTTATTGTTAAATTTATTGAGATGCGGTTTGTAGATAAAGAAAGCAAGCCTCTCAAATTTTTAATCCGCGATTCTCTCTTGGTCTATTTTAGCGTAGTTGTTGGTTTATTTGTTACTGAACAGTTAAAACCTGTGATTCAAGAAGGAGGCGAAAATGCTATTTTAAACCCAGCAGTTTTTACTGATAACCCAGGATTTTAATCCACTTTATCAACGAAGACGTCTTCTGGTTTTGCTTTTCTTTTGTTTTTTATATTTATTAGTGCCTTTTTTTGAGTTTTTTCTTGACCTAGTTTTTCTCCTTTTTTTACCACCACTAAGCATACCTTCAAACAAGCTATTTTTTACTGCGTTTGATAATGGCAGTAAAGGATATTTATCTCTCTCTCCACTATGCGATGAGTCATTATAAAATGCGATTCTAGCATCAGTTGCAGTCTCTTCTGCCTGTTTTAAAGCAAGTAATTTTACATTTTCTTCCGCAAGTTCATGAGGCATATCATATACAACATCCAGACTAGTTACATTGTCAAAATTATAAGACAACCACCCATAAACCTCTGGATTTTCACTTAATGGTAGGTTATCCGAACGAACAAGTGTATTAAATATTTTTAAAGCTTCAGCAAATTTATTCTCAGATACTAACTGCTTTATCTCTTGCAACTTTTCTGACGGTATTTTATTTGCGTAACCAAAGTCTATTATCATTGCGTTTCCAGTAATTCCACTATAATAACCAGTAACTGAGGGATTTACTAACATATTTCCAGTGTGAAAATCTCCCTGAGAATAACCTGTTTTTAATGCTAATTCTAGATTTTTTAACCTTATCATATTTTCATAAGTTCTAATATTATCCCTCATTGAACCCCTGGAATAAAAGTCAAAAAATGTTTCATAACCATCTGCTATTTCCATTCCCAAAACACCTAAATATGGGATTGAACCACTTGTAATTTTTTCAATAATTACAGTTATTAATCTATTGGTTGCGTTAGAAAAAAACCCATATTCATCAGGAATCTTCAACTTAGACATAAATTCAATTGCATTAGCTTTATCCTTCTTAATAGATGCATAAATTGGTGCTGGACACAATGGGTTTAAATAAGAAATAGTCTTTAAAAATATATCAGTTTGTATATTTATTTCTCTTTCAAAGGTTTCTTCCTTTTCTAAATTTTTAATACCCAACGGAGGTGAAACAGTTTTAAATGGAACTGTCCATACATCATCGTCATATTCACCGCGAACCTCTGAACGAATTCCAACAATTTTTATAAGTATTTTTTTAACAGGTGATTTAAAATTAGTTGAACGAATCATTTCATAAGGTGACACAACTCCTTCCTTTAAAATGCATTCAAAAATTACTCCACTAGCTGAATTTGCTGTTTCTCTTAACCAATTAATTTTGCTACAATTCTCAATAAAAAAATTTATAGCTGCTTCTGGATTTGTTTTTATAAGAACGCCTCCCTTTTGTGTTTTTTTTTGCATATATAAAATAACTAAAGATTATTTTTTAATCGCT